TTGTTTGAATTCTGATGGTAATTGTAACTTAGCTACATACTCATCTTTCTCAACTAATGTATAATCATCCTCACCATAGATATCTTTCAATCTATTTAGGTCTCTTATATCTACATTGAGTTTGCGGAGAAGGGATTGAATACTTCTACCCTTAGAATCACATACCCAGCAGTGCCATCTTTGAGTATCTAAGTTTACTTGTAGTTTTTTCTTATGGTGATTACAAAATGGACAATGATGTGCCTGTTCATTTCCTTTTAAAGATGAACCCACACCCAATGCGGTGTCTAAAATGTTAATTACTGTTAGTTTGTTCTTCCCAGATACCATTATTAGTATATTCTATACAAATATACAACTTTTTTGGGAATTTACCAAATTAATGGTTGGAATTCTTCACATCGTAAAGGAAATCAGCTAAAAACTGCATTTTTGCTATAATTGGAGCTTTTGGTTGGTTTGCTTCCAACATTCCTTTAAGGTCTACTAATGATGCAGCTGCTATTTGAAGTGCATCATCTTTTGCGTTTAAATAAGCTTCGGAGATTCCGTACTTGTGTGCGATTTCAGGTATTGTCATAACTATTGATTTAATATATCCCTACGGAAGAACTTTCCCATAAGGTTTTCGTTTATTGCTTGGTCATTGGCAAGGACATCGTAATGAAATTGCCATTTAATTTCGTAATATGATAAAGATTTCTTTGAAAAGCAAAACTGAATGATTTCTCTTTCAAAATATTCAGCGTTTCCAGCTTTTACTTCCGATTTAATCCATTCGTTTGATGAATAGTATTTTTCCCAATCAGATGCTTTCTTTATAACCCTTTTACGGGTTTTTCCCTTAAGGGGTTTCAATCTGCGGGTTTGAGATAGGGATTTTTTTCCTATATAGAATCTACCGGTTCTGGTATCAATTATTTTATAGACAAATCCAACCGCACCTTCGGGTGTGGTTTCTTCTGTAACAATATTTCCATTAAATTTCCAATTCATTGATTATTTCTTAACTACCTTAGAATATTCTTTATCTCCAGGTGCGTATGTTGTAGGAACAAATCCAGTTGGTAGTTTACTAGCAGGCATAGACCCAATAGTACCACCTCTTTTTTCGTTTAAAGATTTTTCGCTAAATATTTCTTTATCTCCGGTTTTTAAATCAATATTACCAAATGTACCATCAGTTAATTTTGATGAATCAGAGCCTCCTTTTGAGTATGGGGTTTCATCCTTATCTTTAATGATAGTTTTGAATGCGCCTTTTGATGCGTTATATAAATCTTCTAATTTTGACATTTTTTTCTATTTTACTAATATAAATATAAAACTTTTTGGTTTAAGTATCAAAACGGACAATAAAGTTTATTGGATAGTCAGGTAATGATTTAATTGGTTGAGGTAATTTAGCTACTGCTACCATATTTAATTCATCATCATATAATGCAATTGTTGTAATATATGGTGCTAAATACGAACCAGTTGGGTCTACAGAACCACTATAAAGATAATCTGCAAATCCACCAACCTTTAAAGGATTTATAGTAGAGCGGATATTATGTAGTTTTATCCTACCAATACTACCATCGTAATCAACAGCCGTTGGATTTTGTGATACATTGAATTCATTTTCCAATACAGAAAGAAATATCTCATTCTCATATATTGTTTTAATAGAACGAAAATTTAATGTAAATTGAGATAATACTGAACCACTAACTATATCTTTAGCCAACACTATCAATCCCCTATCATAAAAGATATTACCTTTGATATTACTGCCAGAATCTATAAGATTTGAATATCCATCATCTGTATATACTTTTCCAGTTTGTTCATCCTCCAATACTACCGTTCCAATTTTCACACCTTCTCCATAATATCTTTGTGGTATAGAAAACACTGCAATACTATTTTCCAAAATTCTTTCATCGGTTGATGCATATGATTTTCTATTACCAACCTCAGTTAAAATAGATGCGGTTGCCGAATTTGTATAAAATTGGCTTCGTATAGATGCATGTATTACTTTTTTAGTGAATCCTTGACTTTTAGAATCATATTCAGAGTCTATAAAAGTACCATCACCATTTTCTCCAAAAATTGGAAAAATATCATTTTCATCTAATGTCCATTCTTTATAAACCTTAATAGGTCTTACAATAATATCAGATTTTGGAATTTCTTTAATCATTTAGTCTTCCGATTTGTATATAAATATTGTTTAAATAAAAAACCCCCAATGATGGGGGTTCTCTTTATATTATTTCTATTTTTATTAGAATGATAATTTAACTTTAATTAAAACTTCCTTATCAAACGATTTAACAATTGGTTGAGATGTTTTAGCCACCGCAATCAATTCATTTGCATCATTGAAAAGTCCAATTGTTGTAATGAAAGTTTGTGGGTCAGTTTCAAATGTACCTTCTACAAAGAAACCGTCGGCATCTACATATGTAGGATTATTAGAATAGTTAAATTCTCTATTCGTTGCTCTTACGAAGAAATGTTGAGTAGAAATGTTTTCAGTTCTACGTGCTTCAAAATCAGCTCCAGCTTCAATAGCTTTGATTAATCTAATTTGATTAAATTGCTCTGATGCTTGTGAGTGAGAACCACTAATGCTTCCACTTACCAACATAGTACCATCTTTAGTATATACTCTAGCAGGTGCTAAAATATCACCAACAACAGAACCAATTGCTTTAGCGTTAAGAATAACAACTCCTCTATCAGGATAGAATAAACCATATCCTTCTCCAGTTACAGGCTTACCAACTGCTAAGTCAGTAGCTGTATCAGCTTCATTTTTAATTGAAGCTTCATTTTCAGTTCCTAAATTCAATGAACCAGAAACAACTTTGAATACTCTACCACTTAATCCTAAATCATCTCCAAATTTCTTACCACTATTATCAATAAATGTGAATAAACCATTTGAACCTTTTATTTTTAATGACCAGTTACCAGCATCCATTTTTTCTCTATATCTATTTCTAGCTACGTTAATTGCGTAAACACCATTTGCATCTGTTGCAACATTAGCTGAGTTTAAGAATGAAAATTTAGTATCGGTTGGGTCTAACAACATTGCTTTATATTGAGCGTAAGTTGCTTTAGTTGCTAATAAAGCATTATCGTTATCAGCTAGGTTCATAGAACCACTACCATTAACGTGTCCATATGCTACTGCAAATTGAACTTCTTCATTATCTCCTAAATCAGGATTACTATTATATACGTTAAAATAATAGTATCCACTATTTGTTGTTGTTTGACTTGATGCAGTATAGAATGCTGTTAATGAACCAGAATCTCCAGTCCACAATCCAGTTGTTACTACTTCTACTTTTGCGTTTACTTTATCAAATTCACCGAATCTTTTATAAATACCAGTTGAAATACCTGCTCCTGCAGCAATTTGCTGTCCAGCCGGTAACACTGTATTTAATAATGCTACAATTTCATTTGAGTCCAGTGTACCCGTATTAGCTAAGTCTCTAATTTGGGCGGTTACATTAGGGTCGTTTATTAGTGCCATTTGTTATATCTTTTTATTATGCTTTATAAGTTACAGTGATAGGTATAGTTTGAGAACCTCCAGTTTCGTTACCATATACAGTTACAGTTGTTGCAACATCAATTGTTAAGTTTGGATTTGGAGTGAATCTAAATTCTAAACCACTAGCAACTTGTGCAGTTGTTGTTATTTCCTCACCCAAGAATACAGGCACACTTCCTACTGCAGTTGCTCCTCTAGTTACAGTTATTGTACCAGCTCTTGTATCTGCTAATACCATAGTGTATCCAGCATTTGTATTTCCAGCAGGAGATGTTGTAGGTAATAATGCTACACCACCTTCACTTTGATTTACAGCTATTGAAGGTACACCCAATCTTACAGTTGGGATTTGAGTAGTTCCTTTTGGTAAAGTAACTAACTTATATCTTAATACTTGAGTCTCATCAGGACTAGCTTCCGTTACAGGAATAGCTCTGATTGCAGAATCGTAATAAGCTGAACCTTTTGGATGCGCTGGTTCATAAAGCGTATAATCAATTTCATCATCACCCAAAGCAAACTTTGTAATGTTTAATGATTGACCCGATGCCAATTTTTGTCTACCTTTTTTGGTAAGAATTGCATCTACTGTGATTTCCGAGTTATCTAAATATGCCATTTGATATTGTTTTTTAATTCTTTATTATCTAAAATAAATATAACTATTTAATATTTTCAAATTAATCAACCTCAAGTATTGGTTCACCACTACCTCTACCAGTCTTAGCCACTCTAAGAATATTAGGATTGGTAGTAAATGTTTCTACTGGAGATAGTCCATCTGGGGTTGTTGCTGATGTTTGCAAAGACCCTTTAAAGTACATTCGTTGTAATCCTTCTCCTAAATTATTAACAAATTTATAGTGTGTAGGAAAATAACCATTTAACGCTTTAATTTGAGCAATTTCAGAACTAATAGCTATACTTCCACTAAAAGGTAATGTAGATACTTCATATTTGTATTTTATTACATCAATATCAGCGTATCTAACTCGTTCACCAGGTTGTGAACCAGATTTAGGGTATCCTGCTATTTGGGTTGATACTTTTTGAGTGTATTGTTTTTTAACAAGATATACATTTTTCCTACTACCAGTTAATTCAAAATTACCGAATATAGTATCAAGTCGTCTAACAAGCCCAGTACCATGATTTGCATATAATCCAAATCCAGCATTTGCTAACGAATTTAATTCCATTCCAATTTGTTCAAATTTAAACGAATCAACTTCACCAGTTAATGTTTCCCCAGTTGGACATTCTATAAAAGTATTATAAAATGGTGCGGATGCTTCAACAATATTATCAAAATTATAATTAATAGTACTATCATAATTTGGATTAAATCCTTCAAGTGAATACACATTATTTGCATCAACTACAGAATCGTAATTATTTTTTTCACCTGTAATATTACTTATATTAGTTGCATCTAAATTACCTTCTTTTGATTCATATGAAGATTCTATTTCATTATTATCTTGAATTGATACAATAGTTTCATAATCATTTCTTTCAGATTCAGGTTTTTTCCACCTCGTCTTACTTCTTTCCAAATAGTGAGGTTCTATTAATAACCCTTTAGAAACCTTTGCTCTAGCCGGTGCTAAATCAGCAAGTACATCAAACAATGATTTATCAATATATCTTACTAACTGAATATATTCGTTTATGTTTCTATCTAATCTTTCAAAATAGTAATGTCTTAATGTATCTAATTCTCTATATGTATCCTTATACTCATCCGATGGGTCACCTATATAATTATCTATATTAAATTCTCCAAATGTTTTTAAGATATCCATATTCAACTCCTTAATTGGAGAGAAGAATAACCCTAAACGATTTGAATCTATTGGAGCTCTATCAAATGATTTTTTAGTTGCTCTATTTTTATAAGAAAGGTCTGTTACTAACGTTTGGTCTTCAAAACGAATTTTATTAGCAAAACCAAATCCAACAGATGGAACATCCGCTGTTACAGTTCTTTCGTATGGAGTATATTGATACGGATATACAGATGCTGAATACATATTTTCTGCATATGCAAAATTCTCTCCATAATTATCGCTAATTGATACATTTTTTATTCCGATATTTTCAGTAATGGTTCTATCCTTTGGATATTCAAAATCTAAACGGAATATTAAATCCGCAGTAGATGCGGTATATGAGTTACCATTAATTGCGTCTGGGAATAGGGTATGGTTTTCAAATTTACTTCTTTGTAATGGAACAGTCCACAAACGGAATTCATCAAAGTTACCATTAAAGTTATCTCCGCTTAAATGTAAAAAACTACCAGTTTCCCATTGATTATCATCTGTCAAAATAGACATACTAACAAATGTAGTAATTCTTTTACCATCGGAGGTAGCTAACCAAACTTCATATAAAGAAGAATTACCAGGATAGTTATGTCTATTGATAACTACATTTGAATAATTTTCATTTGAAATTGGAAAATCTAAACTTTGAGTTACTAAATCCGAACCATACACATATTCAATTGTAGTTTCAATATATGGAGTATTAGGACCACTAGCAGCAAAATAAGGATTAGCACTAGCATCACCACCAAAGTTTAATTCTAATTTAACAAAAGAGCCAGTAGTTTGAACTAAATCTAAATTCCATTCACTACCACTTATTAAAGTATATGATGGAGATGGTGTTGAATCGGGAAGTATTCTAAACTCCACACAATTTGGATAACTTAAACTTCCTGCATTATATTTCCAAGGAACTTTTACTGCCGAACTACCACTTAAATAAAGTGCTGCTGTTCTATCATCAAATGTAAATTTAGTACTACCACCTCTTGTTGGATCTTGAGGTCCTCCAAATTCCATTATTGTTAATAAAGAAGATGGAACACCATAACAAGCCATAATAGCTTTCATAGCTCTACCAGTTCCTTTGTGTTTTAAAATATAAGGAAGGTTATTTAATATTCTTCTCCAAACCTGTTCATTTGCATTTTTAAGAGGCATTGAATACTTCTGAAATCCATCTTTGTTTGTTCCAAATACATACTCCCATAAAAATTGAGAATCAAAAGCTTTTTTAGTATCCCATCCAAGCGATTCAAGCATATGCTGAACCAATGTATTTGCAATTCCTTTAGTTTCGGAAGCTTCTATTTGTTTCATTCTTGATAACCCACCAATATAAGCCCATATGATATCAAAGTGATGTCCTATCATATGTAGAAATGTAGAAAAATCTATATTTTCCGAATCTTCTTTTATAAAATTAGGAATATTATTTGTTAATAAATTTGGATTATATTTATCATATTCAGCTGATAAATTGTATAAATTAGAATACCAATTTAAAACGTCTTGATGTGTAGTTTGTTTTAAAATATATGTACCAAGTCCACTTGTAGGATGTATATATAAACTTTTAGGGTAAGCTAATGTATTTGTTGATTTGTATAAAAATTTCTCATATCCATCCAAACCTCGTATTGTTTCGTTTAATAATCTAAATATCTTTTTTGCCTCATTCATTTGAGCAATACCTTGATATTGCGCAACTTCCCATTGAATGTCAAATATACCATCTTCGGTAATCATCTGATACCCATCTTGTGTTATTATACCCCCATCATATCCGCCATATGGTGGTATGAATGTTGAAGTTAAACCTTCGTATTTATTTTTATAATATTCTATTATTTGTACTTTATAAAAAAAGTTATCCAATCTTTCGGTTGCAGAACTAAAGTTTACAAAATTTTCAAATAAATATGTAGACCCACTTACATATTGAATATTTAATTTAGATGTATCTATTCCAATTGAAGATGCATACTCATTAACTAAATCATTTGATGTAACAGACCCACTAGCTACTAAATCTTCATATATTTGATATTCAATACCATTATCAGGTTGTAAAGAAAAATTAGGTCCTTTTAATGTATTACAAACTTCTTTGGTTTCAGTAACTAATCTAACAGTTTCAACTATTGGATTTGATATCAATTTAGATATAAAAATCTCTTGATTTGGTTGAACTGTTGTTGGGATTGGTTCATATAATTTAGCTATCAAAGAACCTTCACTACCGGTCCATGTAGTAATTACTTTCGTATCACCAGCTGGAAAATGTAATAGATGCGTTAAGTATTTAGATGTTTCTTTAGAAAATATTGAATCATCTAATTGAGATGTAAAAATATCAGCAATTCTATTAATAGCTAAATTTCTAGGTATTTGGTTTGTACCTTTATTAAAATTAATTTTAACTATTTCGGTTTTTCCAATTACCTGTTCAATACCACTAATATTATATGGTACTAATTTTAAAATTAATGAAATAGATTGAGTATCTTCCGATACATTATTACCACTTACATTTAAAAGGGTTTTTAAATTCAATTCTAATTTTCCATCAGATTTTTCTTGGATAAATGTATTTGAATCACCCACATATATTCTTACAAAATCAGTATTTTCTGACTCATACTCAATATCAAAATTTACATTTGTACCAGAATAATCAGGCCCAACTAATTCCGATGGATATATTATATTTCGTAAATCAGGAACACCAACATAAAATTCATCAACAACAGATATGCCAGTTTGAATTGAATCACCATCTCCATCTCCATTAGAAGGTACAATAAATACTTTATAATTTCCAATCGTTTTAAATGCTTCAGCTGGGATTGTTATTATCGTTGTTTTACCTGCGGCAAATGGTTGGATATTAAATTTAGGATTATCAAATACAAATTTAGATTCACCTACATAAGCTGTTATTTTAGTTATAGGCGAATCATTCAGACTAGTAATAGTAATTGGATATTCCGTTTTACTATTTAAATTATATTTCCTAATTTGAATAGGATTCTCAAATTGAATGCTAGGAGAACTATTTTGTACTGTTGAAAATTGTTCAGATACTATATCAATAACGTAATTACTGTCAAGAGTTATTTTAGTAGTTAAACTTTCTAAATTTTCCGGCAATAAAGTAGATGGCTTAAAACCTACAGCGGTTGCAACAATTTTATTTACTTTATATAAATTTAAATTGGTTGAACTTATTGAATAGGTACTACCAATATCAGATACTATTGTATTTCTTCCTTTAAGTAATTTTGTAAAATCAGTACCACCATCCTTTGAAACTATTACAGAATTATCAGGACCATCTAAAGTAATAGTTAATATATTAGTAGATGATGAATTTGAATCACCTTTTTGCCCAGCGGTTTGAGTACTAATTTCAAAAACTAATTCTTTTATTTCATTATTATCTAATGTACCATCAGTAGATTGTAATACACCATTTATATATTTTTCTATTTTAAAAACATAAGCTGGTGTTTGTGTGTATATTCTTTTATTTCGTTTTGGGCTAATGTTTATTAATGAATCCTGTTGTATTAAATCATTTTCATAATTATCAAGTGCAGTTTCATTAAAATCAGGATTTTGAATAGCCGTTACTATATATGCAGTTGTAGAAGTATATCCTTCTTTTTGTAATGTAATTGTTTTAGAGCCATCCTTTACAACATCAGATAATCTAAGTCCTAATGTATTGGGTGTTGTTTTATATGTGTTTTCACCATTTACAAATACAGCTGCTCCATTTTGGTTTGCTGATATTTTGAAGCTTACGTTTGAGTTTTGATTTACAGTTCCACCAGTATCTTCCCCACCAAGAGGAATTATATTATCCGAATTTGTTAATATACCAACTCCACCATTTGGTAATATAGCTCCAGCAACAGGATTTCTATCTGCAAAAAATCCTAATTTTTTATTTCGTTTTTCTTCGGTAGTTGTTTTATCTTGGTCGGTAATTGTTTTTCCAGAATCTAAAGAATCTTTTCTTTGAAACAACTTTCCTGCTAATGAATTAGCTGCAGATGGTAGTGATTTCTTTTTTTTACCAAAAAGCTTAGATACAACCCCACCAACAATACCAGTAGCTCCTCCGATTATACCTCCAATTAACTTCTTACTTCTTTTATTATCTGCCATTAGTTATAAATATTTATAAAAGATATTGTTGATTTTGCATTGCCTCTACCGAACCATTATCTATTAGGCCGTCATTTCTAAAACCATTATTCATAATTCTCATATTATTTGACATCCCCACACTACCACCATATATTCCATCATTTAAATCATCACGTCTTAATCTAGCTTTAGATATAGGTGGTTGTAAGTTTGGTTCTAGTGTTTCTTCTTGAATAGCTATTGCAAAACTCAATTTTTTAGAAGATTCTACTGCCGTTTTTAAAACAGCTTTAGAAATTGTTGGATTTGATGTATCTATTGTTAAATCAGATGTTTTTGTTTGTAATATTTTTTCAGAGGTATCTAAACTTTCCATCTTTTCGTTTTTTCTAGAACCATACCTTACATCTGGTATTGACAAATATTTACTTATAGCATTTATCAATAACTTTTCAACTGTATTTCTAACATCATTTTTTGTTAAAGAAAGAGATGGTTTGAAAGGTTTTGGTAATCCATAGTTCATATCATTTATATCTGAAATTCTACCAGTAAATTCATTAATAGATGATTCTAAAAATTTATTGTAAACTTGCGTTGAAAATATATCCATACTTTGTATTTTATATTCGCTAACAAACCTATCAAACCATGCATTTCCATATTTTTGTTTAAGTAAACTTCCTATACTATTTGCTTTTATTTTTTCAACATATTCTATTGCAAATTTTGAAACATCATCTCTAAAATCGCCACCGCTTAACAATAAATTAAATCTTTCTTTAAGTTCAGGATTTATTTCAATTCCTTTTGTATTTGGAAATAATCTTATTTCTGTTCTAGATGGAGATATTTCCGAAATCCATAATTTATCTAAAGTTTTTTCACTCCCTGCTCTTTTGTTTATAAGAGTTATTTGTGTTTTAAATATACCATTAGAATAACCAGCCTCTCTTAATAATCTTTCAACATCTATAAAATACTCGGATGGAAACTTATATCTTTGAATCAATGTACCTTCTGCAATTAAAAAATAATCCCCAATGTTTTGAGATGTCATTGGAATATATCTAACCAATCCATAAGATGATTGTGGTAATTGATTATCATTTGAATCATAAACTATAAATTCAATACAATCACTATCACTCAATCCAAAAAATGATTGAATCGTTCCATTTTCAAATATCTGTCTATCGTTAGATTCAATACGATATCCTTTGTTTTGTAATATTTCTTTAAATGTTTTTATTGCCATTTTTTATTTCTTTTTCTTAACCATTCTAAATGTTAATGTACTATTTCCACCGGGATTTTTTAATATTATATTACCATCATAATCATGGTCTTTACCTGCTATCAAACCACCTAATATACCACCACTACTCTTAGGGTCTTTAGTTGCTGCTTTTGCCGTATCTACTACTAATGTTAATATTTTTGTTTCTTTTGGTTGTATTGTTATTGGAGAAGTTTCTTTTAATAAATCTTGAGCTTCTTCTTTAACTTCAACAGTTATAGCTGTATCTTTGGGATTATATAATTCAATTTCAGGTCCATTTACCCAGTTTACACCAAGACCTGCAGTTACCTCAACTACTAAATCTTTATTATCTGGAAGTCCTCTTTTTATTATTTTATAAGTCATATCTCCAGACCCCTTATGGCCATCTGCTATTTTAGATGCCTTTCCTTCAATTTCTTCTTTATATGTTTTATTTTGCTCTTCTAATGCTTGTGTACGAGCTGTTAAGGATACTCTTTGAATTGCTTCAGATGTTGCTTTTTGAATTGCGTTTGATAAGTCTTGTATAGTTGATTGTACTTTTAAATTAGATTGTTCACCTTGATTTGTTGCCGATGCAGCTACTATACTAGAATTATCAATTTCAACTCTCAAACTTTCTGTTACAATTTGTAATTCAGATACTTTTGATTGTAAATCCGCTACTTCACTATTTAATCTAATAACCTCAACAGTTAAATCTATTACAGATTGTGTTACCGGATTATAAATTCTTCTTGGTACTGTATCTTCTAATGGGACTGGTTCTTGTGGTAATAATTCTATAATTACAGTATCTACTGATTTTACTAATTCGTTTTCATTATAAGCCGGTCTATTTAATTGACCCGATATTATACCGCCACTTACAGATGCCTCAAATGTATGAAGCCCATTTGTATTTTTTGTTCGTATGGCTAACGAACCACTTGTGGCTAACTCACCAATAAATTGCTCATTTCGTAAACCTGTATTTGCCATTTTTATTACTTTATAATATTGAATACTATTTCGTCATCAAAAAATTGAGTACTATTATTTAAATCTATTTTAAATTCTATTTTATATGCCCTATTAGCTTCCCAATTTGTTAAATTTAAATTTATATAATTACCAGTAGAATCGCAACTAATTTTTGAATATTCTGAAAATGGTATAATTACATCTTCGGAATTAAAATCTTTTATTTGATAATATGTTGTTTTTGGTAAATACTTTATATCAGCATATTCAAATGTAGTTGAAAATGTTTTTATTGGATACATATCTCTACCAAAAATTCTTAATTTATTAATAGTTCCAACTTTATATTCTTTCTTTAAATTAGTTATTCCTACTTTAATATTTTCAGAAGTTATTGCGTTTAATGATGATGTTACAAATGATTGGTCATCCCAACCTATTCTTATTTTTGGTTGATATATAGTGTTTGTTTCTTTACTAAATAATTTAACAATACCATAATCCAATGAATCATCTTCAACTTCAGAAGAATGCTTTACTATCATACCTTCATTTGAAATAGAACCACTCATCCATACTCTAAGCATAGATAATACATCCATATTTATGTCAGCTGTTTGATAATTAAACGATTGATATGCGAATGGTGTTTTATGCCAAACTCCGCCTTTACCAGCATATGAACCAGTTGATGTATTTAAAAATGCATTAGTAGGTAACCAATCTAATGTAGAATCACCCTCTCTATAATTCCAAGTTACTCCTTGTGTTGATATTTCATCAAATCTAGTACCATTTCCCATTTGCCAACTTTGTGAAATTGGATATGCATATAATGTATATTCCAATGGAAGTTCTTCACTCTTAGTTTCTTTTAAAATAAGAGTTGCTGAACTCATAGATATAGAAGTGTTTGCTAAAGATGCGGATAGATACCCTACATCAAATTTAAGCAATGCTCTAGATTTATCTCTAATATTACCATAGAAAACTTTACTAACTTCCAATATCTCATCTAAACCAGTATTTTGATTTGGTTGTTGTAGATATACCGATGCATCTTTTGATGCTGTTAAAAAATAATATGCCATTATCTTACTCTACCTTTTATGTCTGAATCTGGAAACTTTATTTCAAAAACGGATGGGTCTAAAGATGGATATACAATCTTATCTTTAGTTGCCGCATCTATATTATAAGAATGTGGTGCGTAATTACCTCCACATTTATTATTAAGTTTTAACATAGGTACAGATGATACCCCTTCAATATTTGCTAGTAATAATTCAATTTCACTTAAATTAATAGTCTGATTAAATGTCATATTGTCTATTGAAAAATAGTTTTTTAATGAACTAATACATTCTATTAATATTTCACTTTTGTTATAGTTTGGATAACAAATTATTTCAAAATCTATACCAATATTAATCACAAACCCATCTAATAAATTAACACCATCTGTTAGTATTTTATATTCGTTTAAATATGTTTTTAAATTTTCCTTAACTGCTCTATTGATATTTGTTAAATTTGCATTTGAATCATATGCTAAAAGATATAAATTTATTGCAAATGGATTATTTTTTTCGTTTTCATTAGAAGTTTTACCAACTAAAAATTTTGTTATTTGCTCTTTTACTTCGGCTTGAGATGGTTCGGATACATCGGGCTTATTCACAAAACTCATAACCAAATCAGTAAATTCTTGCAAATGATTTGGAGATGCCAATATAGATGATGGGGAATTATTATCTAATGTTCCATCTGCAACCGCATAAGCTTTTGCAATAGCCCCAAATTTAGAAGGCATTGATAATACTCTAATTTGATAATCTCTTGCGGTTACTGCTCTATTTTGTGCGGAAAAATTAGCTAATGCATTTTCTCGTATTTCAATTATGCTATCTCCACTTCTCCCACCAGTAGCGGGAATTTCATTATCTATTGCAATAGTTTCTTTCATTCTAATATACAACGATAATTGTTGAGTATTATAATAACTTGTATCTTCATCAAATTCAATACTATCTATTGTATTTATAGAATTTACAGGAACATTTGATATTACACCACCTCCTATTAAATATCTAACTGTAATAGTAGTATTAGCCGGCGATGTTCCATATGTTTTTGTTTTTAAAAAGTTCGTTGGGTCAAACGATTCTTCCAGTCTACTAATAGAGTTTGGCAATCCTAATCCAACATTTTTAAGATTTGGAATTAGTTGCTCATCCGATGCAGTTGAATCACCAGCACCAAATTGTAAAGTAGTAGTTCTATCACTATTTATAGCAGTTACAAATCTTCTTGGAGTTTTTAATGTTTTTAATATAAATGGAATTGTTGATTTAAATTGATATAAATCAGGATCATTTGCTTCAGTATTTGGTTGTTCAATAAACACCATTTCTTGTGCTAAATACGGAACTTCATACCATTTGTTATTATTTGAATCTCTACAATCTAATATTTCTATTATATTATCTTCTGGTAAATCAATTCTTTGATATGGTGCATATGAGCCAAATGAATAATCTTTAGATACGATTGTACCAGCTGTTGCATCTACATATTTTTTTACAAGATAATATGTTGGTTCTCCAGTAGTATTATCTCTCTCATATACAGTAATTTCTCTATTATTTTCATCGGAAAAATCAACTATATCTTTTGTTATAAAATTTATACCATTTACAGTTGAATGAGCTTTCATACCGGATTTAATTCTAATATAATATTTAGAATCTGGTCTATTGTTTTCTGAAACTCCTATTGATGGAACTAATTGATATACTGATAATTTTGTTACAGATGGTGCTGTTACTCTTGGTTTATATCCCAAATATCTAGCTAATGGAATTACACTTTGCAAATCATCCGCATATAACATTAATGATTGCTTAAACGTATCATCTATATAATATGATAAACTATCACCAACATAAGATGCCATTTCAATAAACATCATACCAGGAGATGCTTCGCTAAAATCATTATATGTTTTTGGAAAATATGTTCTTGCAAATTCAACTAAATTTTCTTTAAAGTCATTAAAATCTTTATTAAGATATTTTATATCTTTTCCTTTATTTTTAAAAGTAGTATTTGTATTATTAAGTGCCATAATATTAAGGGTTTATAGTTAAATCAACATTAAAATTTTGATTATTATATTTTGTACTAAATACAATACTAACATTAACGGAATTGGTATCTTTCATTGCGTCTGTTGCTTCTACATTTATTTCTTCAATGTTTAATTGAGGTATCCAAAATCTAACAGCACTATCAATAGCATCGTATATTTTTTGTTCAAGTTCTTCATCGTTTGGTTCAAATAATAAATTATGTAAATTAGTACCAAAATTTGGTTGAGCAAGTCTTTCTCCTTTTTTTGTTAAAAGTAAATTTCTTACATTTGATTTTAATTGAACTAAACTATCATATGTTTGATTAAAAGTATTCGTTGTCATTTGTAATGGCAATGATAATCCTATTGCATAATCATTTATTTCTTGATTTGCATTGGTCACCATATATGTTCCTAAAATTACTGCCATTATTTCTTTTTAAATCTTTTTACAAGTTCCGAATAATCTCTATTTAGAGCTTTATCTATTTCAGCTACTCCAGTGTTTACTCCCAATCCAGTTGGAGAAGGTCCTTTTGCTATATCACCATACCCCATTTTTTCAGCTAATGCAGTTCCACCTACAAGTGAACCCATATCACCTTGTCCAAAATTCATTGTTCTAAATCCACCATCACCCTGTGGAATACCTCCTCTTGTTTCATTAAGGATTTGATTAATCATTGGGTTTTTGCTATATTGCTTTGTTGGTATTTC